AATATCAGCGGGTTGGTTGTCGGTGCTGAAATAGAATTTTTATCAGGCACGGCGGCCAATTTAGGACAACGCAGAACTATTACGGGTATTGAAATCCTTGGTGGCACAGGTACAACAAGAATAATTTTTAATGCTGCCCCAAGTGCAGTAGTGAATACTGATACATTCAGGATTTCATCCGGTAGTTTCTTTGTCCTTGCCACAGGTACACTTGCAACGGGTTCTTTTAAGCGTTGGGATATTGCAACAGCAGCATGGTCAAACCTTACCATAACGGGGCTCCCTGCAACATGGGGAACTGATGGCCGGATGGTAACACCCGCCTTAATTGATACCTACTATGATTCGGGAACGGCAACAGCAGGTGCGGCAACAACGCTAACCGATTCAGGTAAAGCATGGACGGCTGACCAATGGATTAATTCACAGGTCAGGATAACAGGCGGCACAGGCATAGGGCAAATCAGGAGAATAACAGATAATGATGGAACTGTTTTAACCGTTGCCTCCGCATGGACTACTAACCCGGATGCAACCTCTACCTATAAAATTGAAGGGGATGAAAATGCTATCTATGTGTTAGGGAACAATGCGGTAACGATGTATAAATACAGCATCAGCGGCAACTCATGGGCGACAGTTTCTCCAACGGTTGCAAGGTCAGGCGCACCAATAGCGGGAATGAGTGCTGATTTTATAGGGCAAACAGGAAATACAGTTTGGGCTGATATTACCGATATAAAAGACGGCAGATATATCTATTCATTACGTGGTGGTACGGCGGTACTTGACAGATTTGATATTGCGGGTGGTACTGCTGGGGCGGGTGCATGGTTAGCAATCACTTACTCACCAGCCTTGCAAACATTCGCAACAGGGGATAGTAGTTTTTGGGACGGGGAGAACATTATTATAGCAAAAGAAGGCACGGCTTCAGTACCGCAAAGATTTTACAAGTATTCGTTACCATACAATACGATGATACCGTTCACTTCTGATTGGTATTTTGGAGGTGCTGCGTTGTTGGGAAATAAGATATGGGTAAAGAAATTATCATCTACCGGACTTGTAAGATGGGTTTATTGCCTGCAATCAACCGCAACCAATTTAAGGAGGATAATGATTTATTAAAACTATGCTACTAACGCTGATATTGAATTTGGGGATGGCCGCAGGGGATGTGGTAGAACCTACACCGGTAGGGGGCGGGGGTGGAGGTTACAATTATGTTTGGCATGAAGCAATGAGGTTGCCGGGGAAAGAAGAAAGGATAAAAAAACAGAACGAAGCAATAATAAAGGTTTTGGAAACATTTTTAAACGTAACAGAATGAAAGACATTTTTTCAAATAAAGACTTTTCGGGCTCCGTTCAATTCAAAGATATTGACGGGAAGAAAGGAATAGTAACCGGGTATTTCGCAGACTTCAATACAGTGGATTCTGATGGGGATATTATACTTCCCGGTGCCTTTACTAAAACCATAACACAGAACGGCCCGCAGTCAAGTAAGCCCCGGATAAAACACCTGATGAACCATGACATAACTCAGCCTTTGGGGGTGCTGATGGTGCTTAAAGAAGATCAGAAAGGTCTTTACTATGAAAGCAAATTAGGTAGTCATGCTTTGGCGGTTGACTTCCTGAAGATGGCAGACAGTGGGTTGATAACCGAACATTCAATAGGATTCAGAACGATAAAGTACGATCAGGTAAAACCCTGGAGTGATTGGCGGGAAGGTGATACAGCGAGGCATCTCACAGAATTAAAGCTGTGGGAAGGGTCAAGCCTGACGGCATGGGGGGCCAACTCAAACACCCCTTTGACCGGGATAAAAGGCATGAACAAGGAGCAGATCAAAGGTTTTTACGAGCAGAAGCAAAAACATATTGAGGACTTCTGCCGTAACTCAGACGCTACCGATGAAACTATCGAAATGTTACTTATTCAAAACAAACAATTAACTCAGCTGATAATAGACCTTTCGCAAACCGATGAACCGGCAGGCAATGCCACTCATACCGGTAAGGACGTATTCTCTGATGCGATTGATTCATTCATTATAAAAAATTTAAAAGTCTAAACATGGAAATGAAAGACATACAGGTGAAACTTGATGAGTTAAAATCTTCTCTCGAAGGTTCCCTAGATAAAAAGCAAAAAGAGGCCATTGCGCAGGAAGTGAAAACACTGACTGATGCTATTGAAGCCTTAAAAAAAGAGACAGTAAAGCCGGATGACCTGAAAAGTATCAAAGATGAACTGAAAACGGTTCAGGATGCTTTGTTGGCAAACCAGCCGGTAATCGATGCCTTTGTGAAAGGTGAAAAGAAAACCGAAAGCAAACTGATTACTTTCAAAGATGCCTTTGCAAAAGGGCTTGAAGATAATTACGATGCTATTGCGGCCATTGAAAGGAAAAAAGGAACAGTCCGTTTCGACCTGAAAGGGTTTGACACTAAGACAGTTGGTGATATGACACTTTCCGGCAACCTTTCCGGTGACCAAGTTGCCTCTTACGGTGGCGTTGGTGTATTGCCTGCTGACCTTATCAACCTTCGGGATTTGATACCTACCCGCCAGACTGCAACCGGTTTAGCGGTTACATACCGTGAAGGTATCGGTGAGGGTGCGGTAGCCCGTCAGACAGAGGGAAGTGCTAAAGCGCAGGTTGATTCTGATTTCACAGAGGTAAAGGTTGTTCAGCGTTACATTTCTGCTTTCCAAAGGGTGAGCAAGCAGATGCTGCAAGACCTTCCTTTCCTTCAGACAACACTTACCCGTATTTTGATGAGGAAGTACATGAAGAAAGAAAATACCCTGCTTTATGCAGACCTTTCTACCACCATGTCAACGCCAAACACACCTTCAGGAAGTGATACAGCGCAAAAAATCCTCAACATGATTAAAACACAGAGGGAAAACGGTTATTCTGCTTCATTTGTGTTGATAACCTGGACGGATTGGTATAACATCCTTGTAAGTGCAAGACCTTCAACCGGTACGGATTATTCAACTCCGGGTGGGTTTGTTGTAACACCTACTGGTGAAATTATTGCCGCCGGTGTTAAGGTTATTCCTGCATCATGGGTCACTGAAAGTGATATACAGGTGATTGACACAGCCTATATTGAAAGGGTTGAAGTTGATGGCCTGAGTGTTGAGCTTTCAACCGAAGATGCAAACAACTTTACTGAAAACAAGGTCACAATGCGGGTTGAGTGCCGGACAGACTTAAATGCTCTGCTGACTTCAGCTAATTTGAACTATGGTACAGATTCATAAGATAATGGTTTCGTTAGTAACGTGGATTGATAATAACGGCGGGGGTTTCCACCCCTGCCAATTTTAAAAAATGGAAAAAAGGGAACAAAAGCCGGGGAAGAAAAAGAAGGTCAAAGAGCCGAAAAAAAGAATTGTCGTAACAAGGCCGAAGAATGAAATACGGCCACAAAAAGAGAAACGTGAATATTAATTGGGCAAACGTTGTCGATATAACTGATTCATCAGGTGCTATCACCGAGCCGGTAACACTTCAGGAGGCCAAGGATTATATGCGGCTGACTGGCTTTGTAGATGTTGGGGAAAGCCCGACAACTGACCTTTCTGATTTCTCTTTTGATAATGACCTGATTGAAGATTTGATAACGGCAGCCAGGGAGCAGTTTGAGCAAGGGTGTGGAATATCTCTTATCCCTAAAACCTTAGAGGCGGTTATTACGAATGAATGCGGGATGATTGAAATACCCTTTGGCCCGGTTTCGTCCATTACTTCATTGAAGGATTCAGATGACGAAGATATTACCGATTACACTATTATCGGCAGGTTAGGCGGGTTTGTCAACCTAAAAAGCCCGAAGTTCTCAGATATGACAATGGTATATGAGGCCGGTTACGGGAACACCGATTGCCCGGCAGTACCGAAGTCAATAAAAACCGATATGTTAAGGCTTATTTACTATATGTATGAGAACAGAGGTGACGATGCGGGGATTCAAAGGTTTTTTCAGCAGTTTGCAGGGAAATATAATAGGAACACATGGCTATAAGACAGATCAAATTACAGAAGTACGACACCGAAAAGAACGGAAGCGGTGACAACCAGGAGTACCTGCATAAGAACGTAGCTACTTTTGCAGATGTAAGTGAGGCCGGGGGTGACAGGGTGAGCAATGACGGCCAAACGGATATGACCAAAACAATGAATTTTAAGATTCGGTTCAATCCGAATTTCGACATAACAGGTAATTGGCGGGTGATATATGACGGCAGAAGCTATCAGATACACACAATTACCAAAGACAAGGAAAAAAGATTTTACTGGAAATTAACGGGAACAAGTGTATAAAGTAGAAATCATAGGGCTGAATGAGTTGCAGGCCAGGCTTGCCAAACTTCCGGGAACCATTAAATCAGAGGTTAACGGGGTGATGACAAGGGGCGGGCAGGTATTTGTAAGGGCAGCACAGAGAGATTCACCTATTGATATGAGCTTTCTCAGGCGGGGAATAACGTTTATGCCAAACCCGGTTGTTAATATGACGGTAGAGTTTATATCCAGTTCTGAATATTCATCTTATATGGAATTTGGGACAAAAGCAAGGGTAAGGATCCCGCCGCAGTTTGCGGCTTATGCGGATCAGTTTAAATCAACTGGTAAAGGCAATTCAGGCAAAGGGTTTTACAATTCAATACTGGAGTGGGTTAAGAGAAAGGGTATCGGGGCGGCAAAAACAAAATCAGGCAGGCCAAGTAAAAGCTCGGATAGTTTAGCCGGGCAGGAACAAGTAGCTTATTTGATTTACAGGTCAATATTGAGGCACGGGGTAAAGCCGCATCCTTTTTTCTTTAA